ATTTGTAATCATGATAAACGGCCATGTTTTCTCCTTATCTGGGTATCTAGGTTATCGCGGTGGTAATCATCAGACTTAGGCTTTACGCCAATATTTAATTTGAACTGGTTGCCATCAAACTCAATCAGGTTACGACGCACCATGGCTTGCTTAGGTTTCTTGCGAAACTCTAAATACACATCGCGTCTGAATCGCATGACAGCCACATCGCCATTTGTCCATTGCTCATAAGCACGATTCACACGGCGTTGAACAAACTCAGTCAATGGATAGGTTTTGCGCTGGAACACATCTCTTAGATGATCTTCTGTTAAGCCACAAAGCTCAGCAAAAAGACGAATAGAAATGCCGCGCTTTTTATCGGCAAAGAACTTCTCCATGACTTCCATCATGGTTTCTTTACTGAGGCCCGACACCAAGTGCTTTCAAGTAGTTGTTGATCTGCCGATCCATGATCGGTTCTTGAACAGGTGTTATCGCTTCTTCCTTCCTTGCCCTGGTCATACGCATTTGCATCAACCTTGGCATGAGCTGCTCAGCATAAGCCACGCAAGCAAGTGCGGTTGCAATCACCCGATCATCCTTATTGCGCCCATAGGCAGCAATGGAGCCTTGGTCGCGCACCACCGACTTCATCTCTTCTAGCAAGTCCATCGAGTAGACATTCATCATCCCGCGCTCAAAGTAATCCTTAAAGTAATTAAGCATTCGTTCTTTAGAAGAATGCGTGGTCAAGTAACCCAGCGAATTAGACACACCACCTAATGAGTCATTTCGCCTCCAGAGGTAGTGCTGCATGTGCGATAAAACATCATCTAATTGTCTTGCCTTCTTCGGCTCCATCGTCTGCGCCTGTCGCCTCAGGTTACGCATCTCATTAATCACAGCCTGCCCTGGGCCATTCACTTCTAGGTTCAAGGTTGAGTTCTTGTAGGCTCCAGCAAGATAGCAAATGATCCATGCAAACTGGTAGGTGTTGATCTCTGAGGTAGCGAACTCTGCAACCTGATCAAGTCCATCCGCATACGCTCGATAGATTTGAATGCAGAATCGATCTGCCCAGTCAGAGCTTCCATACGCTGGGTCTGCTCCAATAACATAGTAGGCGTTATCAATCGGCTCCTCCCAAAGCGTTAGCGTAGCCATCCGCTCCGTACTCTGTATCAACTCCGTATCTTCAAAATACTGGCCCATTGAAAAACGGTAATACCTAGGCAATAGCTTTTTAGCCACCTTGGCTTGATCAGTACACCGTGTGTGACTAAAGAAACTACTGCCTGTCATGATGAAAGCGTAATCCTCCGTTGGAGGAAACTCCTGATACATCAGCGCTTCATCTTTTAAACCCTCATTGAGCTTCCAGCGCCACCAAGCAATCTGTCTTGTATTGATCTCCACCTGGTAGAGCTTTTTAATCTCTCTTGTCCATTCCTTTTCTTCTGGGCTTAACTTCCCATCCCAGTACACCTTGTACACATCCGATTTCGGGTCAGCCGCATAAAGTTCATTTCGCCACCAGCCACAAAAAATCGCTTTCTGGGTTCTAGCCTTCTTAGCCACTTGCCACATGTCATGCCACATATTGAAGCCACGAGCCGTGCTCTCGAACAGATAAAGCCGATTCGGGTTCTTCTCAGCCAAGGAAGCTAGCAAGGAAGCTAATCCTTCCTCATCACCCCAACTCGATGTCTCTGTGCCATGCAGGTAAGTAATCCCTTTACCACGCCCTAGCGACCCCTTAGCTCGCAATCCTGCCACCTGATAAAAGAGCCTTGATCGGTTCTTTAACACCATCTGATTTCTGTTATGCGTCATGAGCGGAATCTTGAACTCTGGTGGCAAGCCATCCATGTACATGGCAAGCGTGGTTCTGAACTGATCTCTATTCTCTTCGGTATCCGTTGTTAACGTCCCCTGAAACCCAGGGTTCTTAAAATGCCAGTAAAGGTCTAAGGCAAGCGAGATCGTCGTAATCCCTAACTGCCTACCCTTCAAAATCACAAAGAAGTGCGTACCTTGATTTAAGCCTTTGGCAATCTCTTCCATCACATAGGTCTGGCTGCCCAATAAACGCTGTCCAAGGCGCTGTATCCCAAGCTCCTTTGTCTCTACCTTCAGTTCCCTACAAAACCTGTAGAAGTGCTGTAAATCAAAGTTCATTGCGTACCTGGTTCATATTCATACTTCATGCAAGGCTTCTCAGCCAATAGGCCATCTCTCATACAAATCAAAATCTCCTCCTTATCACCTTCCTTTTCTTTGAGTCCAATCGCCTGACTCCATCGACACGTTTCGCAAGAGGGCTTCCAGTCCATACCTTTCCTTTAACCACAACACCGTCTTTTCTTCATCAGCCGTTAAAGAGCGCTCTTTCCTCTCTTTCTCATACCACCTCATCGCCTGGTACGGATACGTCTTATCACCCTCCGTATACCGCTTAATCCAAGCAATCTGAAACTCATGACTCACTCAACCCGCCACACCCTAACACCACCTTCCACCTTCCTCGCTGTGAACTTCTTTCCACTCTTTCTCCACTCTCGATAGTTCGCATTACATAACCTACCTAAATCACCATCTTGTACATAGAAACTATCTCCTAGCTCTAATGCTTCGTATGGGTATTTAGCTATCTTTTGCTTCTCAGGTATCTCTATATTCTTTTCTAACGTCACCATAACCGTACATCTCCATATTGTCGATGTACTCATCATATCTCAAAACCTTAATTTTCATTGGGGCGGGGATGGTTATGGTGCACTCAAAACCGGAGGCCCCGTCCCATTTGATGTCGCCACAATGAGCGATCTGTGCGGGCTGCGTCTGCCCATTCCCAGCCCGATTGACCTCGAGCACATGCCTACTCATGCACTACGCAAGGGGGAAAGGTACGCTGCTCCGACCCTTGTATGGCCATGGCCCTTATCGATAAAATCGATCAAGAGGGGGGCGGTTAGATAATTACATCAATGTAGCCCAATGCTCATTCGAGCATAGGCCCATATAAGTATCTATACACAAATACACAAAGGCTATCTTATATATAAAGCATATAGGCTTGTTACGTAATTACATGTGCTCGGTGTTTGTTATGTCAATCTAGCGTACTAGACTTAAGTAGGGGTTCCATGCTTTAGATATATGCCATGATTCTCATACATAACCTTATATGGAGAGTCTAATCATGGATATAGCACAAACAATCACTGATCGAATCATTGCTGAATTAGAGCAAGGCACAGCGCCTTGGGTTAAACCATGGCATGAGAGTGCTGAAGCATACAACCCTATCTCAGGCACTGTATACCGAGGCGTCAATCAATTATGGCTCGGCATGTTCGGTTGTGGCCGCTCGAATGCTTGGCTCACGTTCAAGCAAGCAAGTGATGCGGGCCTAAGTGTTAAGAAAGGTAGTAAAGGCGTTCCAATTGTCTTTTGGAAGCCTTTAAGCGTTACTCGCAAGGATGCTAACGGCGATGAAGTGCAAGCTACGCTGCCATTGCTCAAGCATTACTTTGTCTTTAACGCTGATGACGTGGAAGGCGCTACATTCAGCAAGCAAGCAGGCACGCTCGAAGGTTCAATCGATAGCAGAGTTCAAAGCGTTATCGATCGCCTTCAGCTAGCCAATGGCGTACAGAATGCCAGTGCTGCCTACTATCAAGCCACTAAAGATTTAATCGGCATGCCTGCGCTATCTAGCTTCAGATCGCTAGCTGACTATCATGCCACGCTATTGCATGAAGCAGTGCACGCCACTGGTCATCAATCTAGGCTTGATCGCAAGCTAGCTAATAAGTTTGGCTCCGAAGCCTACGCTTTTGAAGAATTGATTGCCGAACTAGGGGCAGCCATGCTTTGCATGAAGTGCGGTATCGACGGGCAACTACAACATGCAAGCTACATTGGCTCATGGCTCAAAGTCTTAAAGCAAGATAAAAACGCAATCATTAAGGCAGCTAGCAAGGCTCAGGCAGCCATGGATCATTTAACCGTAACAGTGCAAGAGGAAGAGTTATTAGCCGCTTGAGATTTCATCCTATAGCCCTTTGCGGAGGGCTAAGGGATGCAATCTTGCATCTAACCTAATGGAGCATTCAGTCATGATCAAAGTACGACTCACAAAAGAGCAAAAGGCAGCAGTGAAACGCTACGAGCAATGCCTGCGCGAGGAAGACCGCTACTTGGGTAGCGTTTTCGCCAACGCTCACGGCCAAAAGCTAATCGAAGCGAAAACCCGTGAAGCCTACGAGGCAGCTAAACGCTTAGGCGTTAATCATCTTTGTTGATTGAAACAATCATGAAAACCCTCATCGATTGGCTCATTGCTACCCTGTTTGGGGTAGCACTTGCTTGCGCTATCTTCTTTAACCTCTAATCATGCCCCTATAAGCCCTTAAACGGGCTTTTGGGGCGTTTTTACCTAATCACTGGAGTCAACCTACATGGACGATAAACAAATCCCGCTATGGGTCTCTCTTTTCAATTGCCAAATCCATCCGCAAGACTGGTGCATACCCGTTGAATCAGTCTGGCGACGGGCAGGCTGGAAACCACCATCGAAGGAATGTCCCGAAACGATGGCTAAGCAGCAGTCATTCCGCACCTGGATTGTCACGCTACCCGCCAGTGAGTCCCAATCGATACCTCAATTACCCGCGCAGGAGGCCCATCATGGATGACGCATTGAAGATTAAAGCCTATGAGCTTTTGATCGAAGATCAACAAAAGCAAATCAAGGAACTGATTCACTTAGCCGATCATCGGCATGACCCTTACTTAGTTGCTATGCAGCACTTGAACGAGTTCATCTTCAAGCACCATGGCTATAAGGCTTTGTATCAGCTAGGAAAAGAGATCGATAAAGCCTATGCGCCTGAGAATAATGGTCGAGCTTATGGCTTTGCTGAGTCTATTGAAATTGACTATGAGCATAGGAAATGAAAAAGAAACGTTTATTAAGAGACGTAGAGCAAGAGTCCCTAGCTATGGTTGAGAGATGGCAAGAGGAACTTGCAAGACATGTGGCCTACCTGCCCGTGCTTTGTGAGCAGGCAGGGGTGACTGAAGATGAACTACACCAAGCAATAGGTATTCACTTCTACGTTAGATCGATAACCAGACATGGAGGTGTTCAATGAAGCACACACTGTTACAACAGGCTTATGGAGCTATCTTAGACGCTGAGAGAAGGCTACATAAGGATGGTATTGATGGTAAATGGCTCACGCCACTTCACGATGCCTTGTGTTGCATCAGTGAAGAGATCAGCAAGCCAATGCCAATGGCTCCGCAATGGCAGAGCATTACAGCAGATGAAGTCCATGAAGCATTTAATTTCGTTGAGCTAGTCAAGCATTTAGATTTTGATGAGCAGAGGCAAGCCTGGTGCGAAGCCTTTGCTGCTTACATTGAATCTAAGCTGAAGGGGAAGAATCATGGATGAGCAAGAACCTGTAGCGCATGTTTATCGGATTGAAGCAAATGGCAGACCTTGTGTCGCATGGGATAACGCAAGTGAAATTAAGGTTGGCGCAAAACTCTACGCTGCGCCTCGTGAATGGATCGGGCTGACGGATGAAGAGGTTAGTTATTGTCGGTATGCAGCAACTTTCTGTGATGAGCTAGACACGGCGTATATGGCGGAGCTTATTGGGCAAGCCTTGAAGGAGAAGAACACATGAGCGAAAACAAAAACGCAAAGACACCAGCAGACGGAGAGCCTTTGCCCATAGCAACAAGCGCCATGACGCTAGAGCAAACACGACAGTGGATTGCCGACACATGGAAAAGGTGCCAAGACGAAGTTTGGCG